CCTCGATCCCTGCCGGAACATTGGGCGCGGTTCCGCAGCTTCGACTGGGGCAGCGCGCGACCGTTCGCCTGCCATTGGTGGGCTGTCAGTGACGGATCAATCTCCGGCATCGCGCGCGGCTGCCTCGTCTGCTACCGCGAATGGTATGGCATGAAGCCGAACGAGCCGAACGTGGGCCTTCGCATGACCGCCGAGCAGGTCGCCGAGGGTATCCGTGACCGCGAGCGCGACGACCCCAAGCCGAAGGACGGGTCGCTTGTCGGTGTGGCAGATCCCGCGATCTTCGCGGAGGACGGCGGCCCATCGATCGCGGCACGTATGACGCAGGCGGCGCGCGTGGTGTTTCGTCCCGCCGACAACAAACGCGTCCCGCAGCGTGGCGCGATGGGTGGCTGGGATCAATTACGGTCGCGGCTTGTTGGCGACGCCGATGGCAAGCCGATGATCACGTTCTTCTCGACAGCGATCCACGCCATTCGTACGTTGCCAACGTTGCAGCATGACGCGAACAGGGCTGAAGATGTAGACACGGACAGCGAAGATCATTGCGCTGATGAGATTCGTTACGCATGCATGTCACGTCCATACGTTCGCGATGCGGAACGACAGAAGCCCCGCGACAGTTGGGACGCGGCGTTCAACCGCGACGCGGAAGAGTTGCGCGATTGGAGGGTGGCATGACCTCGACCAGCCCGCTGCCGGAAAACCTCGCGCGGCTGCACGCGCAGGGCGTGATAACCGGTCTCCGAATGGCGGCGGCCTGGGTGGACGACAGCAGGCGCACGATGCAACCCGACAGCGTCGAAGCACGATGGGCGGCCGGGGCGGCGGCGTTCATCCGCCAACTCGCCGACGAAACGCGATTGGAGGGCGACGGGCGATGACCGACTATCGCACACTCAGCGGCGCGGCGTTCCAGCGCGAAGTCGGCACCGATCCCGACAAGTGGGCCGAGGCGTTCGCGCAACGGGCCTCGGCGATGAGCGAATTAATTAGCGACGGCCTGCGTGATGAACTCGCGAAGTGGTTCGCCGACGCGATGGAGACCGCGCGCAAGAACTCAATACGAAACGTCATCGAGGGAGACGGTACATGATCCGCGTTCTAATCCTCGCCGCGCTGCTGTTGCCCACGGTAGCGCACGCGCAGGCCCTCACCTACGCCGACCGCTCCGGCACCATCACCACCGGCGGGACCGCCCAGGTCGTCCTGCCCGCGTTCCCTGGCCGTCATGGCTGCATGATCCAGAACCAGAGCGCCGGTAGCCTCTGGGTCTCCGAGACGGCGACAGCGGTCGCGGCCTCGCCGTCGATCCTGATCCCAACCGGGCAGCAGTTCCTCTGCATGTCCCCCGCGTCCGGCCAGGCGTATTCGATAATTGGCGCGACCACGGCGCAGGCGTTCGCGGCGCGGGAATGGTGATTAGCCGCCGCTCACTGTTGGTCGCTGGCACCGCGCTACCCGTATCGGCTTACGGCCAATGTGTCACCAACGCGCCAGCCATGGATGCGTGCCGGGGCGGGGTGCGGATTACCGGGCCGACCGGTCCTCCCGGCGCGACGCTCGACCTGGACTTCATGGCACCCGGCACGCTCGACCCGCGCCTTACTTTCACACGCGCCAGCACGGCGACATACACCGACGCATCTGGCGTGATCCAGTCAGCGGCGACCAACGCGGCGCGCTGGGATTACGACCCGATCACGCACGCGCCGCTAGGCGTTCTGATCGAAGAGGCGCGGACCAACAAAATACTCAGCAGCGCCAACTTCGCGACGTCCGGCTGGTCGTCCACCGCCGCGACGCTAACAGCCGGGCAGGCCGGCGCGCCCGATGGCGCCGCCACGTTCACGCGAATGGCGGAGACGGCGGCGGCGTCACCGCATTTCACGGGCGTATCGGTCGCGGGACTGACGGCATCGACGGCGCACACATTCAGCCTTTACGCGCGTATGCAACAGACGCGGTATTTGCAGATCGCGCTCGATGATCTCGGCGCGACGGGTGCGTTCGCGACGTTCGACCTTCAGGCGGGCACGATCTCGGGCGCGCTGGCGGGTTTCGGCACCGCTGTCATTGGCGCGGCGAGCATGGCGGCGGTTGGTGGTGGCACATACCGTTGCTCGATCGCCACGACGCTTGGCACGGCGACGACCGGCCGCATCTTGTTGCTGACGAGCAACGTCGCCGCTCCCGCGTTTATCCCGAGTTACGCGGGTAACGCGGCCAACGGGTTGTTGATGTTCGGCGCGCAACTCGAGCCAGGCGCCATGGCGACATCCTATATTCCAACGGTATCCGCCGCCGTCACCCGCGCCGTCGATACCCTTTTCATTTCGGCGGCGAATATGTCGCCGTGGTTCACGTCGCCGGGCGGCAGTTGGTTCGCGGAGTTTATTGATCTCGACGCGGATGTGGTGGCTGGCGGCGCCGGAGTTATCTTCCAGCGCGGCGGCGGCGGGTTGCCGCTACCGATGTATGTCGATCATCCGACGACGCGGCTGGGACAGTGGGACGGCAGCAACTCGATGGGCACGGTAAACGTCGTGATCCTTGGCGCCGTATCAAAGGGCGTGACGACGATCGGCGCTGGCGTGGGCACCGTTTGCCTCAATGGTGGCGCGGTCGCGTCGGCCGCTCTGACCACCGGCTATCCGGGGCTGGTGACGGGTGGCGTTGGCTTCCTGATCGCATCGAGCATCTCGGTCGATAACATGAGCGCGGGTTATATCCGGGGCATTAAATACTGGCCGCGCGTTTTGTCCGGTGCCGAACAGCAGCAGGTGACGACATGAGCGGGTATCCCTGGAGCGCGGGCGACGCGTTGCTTGCCTCCGACCTGAACGCGGCCATTGCCGGCGCGGGTGGCGGTGGTGGTGGTGGTGGAGCGTATCTACCACTGGCTGGCGGAACCCTGTCCGGTATGCTTGGCATCACCGGCACGCGAACATGGCCGAGCGGCGCGTTTCCGCAAACCAGTCCGGCGATATACCAATCGTTGACTTACACCGGCACGGCGACGGCGGGACTTCCTGGTCCCGAAGGCACCAGCGTTCCGATCAACGTCATGTCGGTCGCGGAAAGCATCAACGCCCCCGGCATGGCCGTTAACGGGCTGCATGTGCAAATGGGAACCATGGGGGGTGACGGCGGGCGGCACGGCGTTCTGGTCACGCATCAGGTGTTGGGTAATGTTGGAACATCCAACACAAATTATGTCGGCGCGCAGATATTCCAGCAGTTCAACGCCAATGTCGCGGGCGCGGCGGCGGGCGCCGGGAATGGCAAAGGCGACACGTTTGGCATGGGCATTCAGATAAATGCCGCCAGCGGGACGCATTTGCACGGGATGACCGGGCTTGAGATCGATATGGCGCCATTCACCGGCTCGACGGTGGATTACATAGTCGGTCTGCAAATCATCAACATGGGCAATACCAGCGTCATCGGTAACGTATTTGACGCCATGATGTTGCTGGCCACGGGCAATCCATCGATTGATAAGAAATCGAACTTTGGTCTTCATTTCGGCAATCCGCAGAGTGCTGATGGCCTGGGATTTCCACTTGCCACCACCGGAACGATGATTGGTAGCCGCACGGGCACGACGGGCTACGGCATCGATTTCTCGAATGTGACGTTCAACAATGCGTTCATTAAGGGACCGAACAGTTTCCAGATCGCCGGTAGCGCCGGGTTCAACACGATAAGTTCCGGCTCCGCGCAACTGGTGTTCACCGGCAGCGCGACGCCAGTAGCATCGTTCGTGGCCACCGCCGCCGCGCCGTATGGGGCCGCCGTCACGTTGGACGCGACCGCCGTCACGGGCGGACAGAAGTGGTCGCTCAATTCAACCGCTGGCGCGGCTGGCGAAGGGCAAGGGCTGCTCGCGTTCGTCAACGGCTCCGGGTTTACCCCGATGACGATCGACAAGTTTGGTGTGACGCGGTTCCCGTATAATGACGTGATTGTTTCGTCTGGCACGGCATTGGCGACCAATGCGTCGAACAGGTTTTTCTCCATCCCGGCGATGGCGGGAACGCCAACGGGAACGCCGGATGTGCGTGGTAACGCATTTGCGCAGATGGTCTGGGACTCCACGGCCAAGAAACTATGGATTTATGACAACGTGACAACGACGTGGAAAGGCGCGGTGCATACATGATCGCGCCCACTGACAATCTGTCCGTCACGTTGCAGGCGCAGTCCTGGGAGACGGTGATGCGCGTGCTGTCCGGCGGCCCTTACAATGTCGTGGCGCCTCTCATCGCCGAAATACAGCGGCAATGCGCGCGGCGGGAAGAGGAGGCGTCGTCACCATGAGCCAGTCCCTCTACCCCGATCCGCCGACCGACCCGGAAGCCGCCGAGGCGTCGCGGCCCAAGGGCGGCCCCGGCATCGCCGACGATCGTTACCCGCGCGATCTCGATGATTTGCACGCGCGGATGGTCCAGTGGTTCGAGGACAGCGAAAGGGCCACCGACGACGGCCGCAAATGGTCGCAGAGGGACAGGGATTACAAAGACGGATACCAGTGGTCATCCGCCGAGAAAGAGGCACTGAAGGCGAGGGGCCAACCGGAAGTCACGATCAACTACGTGAGCCGCAAGGTCGAACTGATGTGCGGTCTTGAGAGGAAATCGAGGACCGATCCCAAAGCATTCGCGCGCAATCCCGTTGACGAGGACAAGGCCGACGCCGCCACTCAGGCGCTGCGCTATATGAGCGACGACAACAACCTGCCTTTGATCCGCTCCGACGTTTACGAAAACCTGATGGTCGAGGGCGTTGGCGGCGCCGAGATCGTGCTGGTGGACGACGGCCGCGGCGGCGCCGATATCACGTTCGAGCAAGTGCCGTTCGACCGTTTGTGGTGGGACCCGCATTCGCGCCGACTGGACTTTAGCGACGCGCGCCATCGCGGCATCGTGATCTGGATGGACCGCGATCAGGCATCCGAGATGTGGCCCGACGCGGAAGACCTGATCTCCGATACGTTCCAGACGCAGACCGGCAGCTACGGCGACCGGCCCAACGAGATCGTTTGGTGCGACAGCAAGCGCGAGCGCATCCGCGTCGTGCAGTGCCACTGGCAGGAGCGGAACGAGTGGTGGGTCTCGACCTACACCCGCGTCGGCTTCCTGGCAGAACCCACGAAGTCGCCATTTCTCGACGCCCGCGGCAAATCAGCCTGCGGCCTTCGCATGACCAGCGCGCACATTGACCGCGAGAATAATCGTTACGGGATGGTGCGCGACCTGATCAGTATGCAAGATGAGGTCAACAAACGTCGCAGTAAGGCGCTACACCTGTTGTCTGTCGCCCAGGTGGTGACGGAAGACGGAGCGGTCGCGGACATAGACAAGGCGCGGCGTGAAGTGGCGCGGCCTGACGGCGTGATCGTCGTTAATCCAGGCATGAAATTCGAGATCGACAGAGGCAATGACCTGGCTGTCGGCCAGTTTCAGTTGTTGCAGCACGCCACCGCCGAGATGCAAGCCAGCGGGCCGAACGCCTCGATGAGCGGCACCGACCCGCGCGAGTTGAGCGGCCGGGCGATCTTGGCACAGCAGGCGGGTGGTGCTGCCGCGCACGAGCCGATCGCGGATACGTTACGGATGTGGAACAGGGATTTGCTGTCGATAGCATGGATGGCGGCGCGTCAGTTTTGGACGGCGGGCCGATGGGTTCGCGTAACGGATGAACTCAATTCGACGCGCTGGGTTGGGATCAACCAGCCGGTGCGGCTCATGGACGAACTGGCGGCGCTGCCGGACGATCAACGCGCGCAGGCGATGCAGCAAATGCAGATCGTGCCGGGCGACCCCAGACTCCAACAGGTGATCCGGGTTGAGAACGATATTACCGATATGGACGTGGACATTACGATCGAGGAAGGAATTGACGTTCCGAGCATTCAGGCCGAGCAGTTTCAGAATTTGCTGCAACTGGCGGGCACGCAGCCGGGCCTGATCCCGCCCGAAATGTTGATTGCCGCGAGCAATTTCCGCAACAAAGAAGACCTGCTCAAGATGCTGAAGGATCGCCAGGAGGCGCAGGCGCAGACGCAGCAGAAAGTGCAGAAGATGGCCGAGGACAAGGCCGAGGCCGACACCACGGCGACGCAAGCCAAGGCAGCGGCGGACTTCGCTTTGGCGGCCGAGCGCAAGCACGCATCGATCCATCACATCGCCAACACGCATGTCATGCACAACGAAATGATGGCACCACCCGACCCGCCAAGCGCTCCCGGAACCGTGGTCCCGCCGGAGGTTCAGGCCGCGCTGAACGACGCCGATATCAGGGGCAGGCATGCCAAGGCGATGGCGGACGAGGCGCGGGCGGGCGATCTGCGGCAATCGGCGGTCGAGAGGGTCAATAACATTCTGATCGCGCGCCACAACGCGCTGGCGCCGCCGGAACAGCCGGGGACAGCATGAGCACGAAGCCAAAGGCCACCATCGAGGCCGCCATCAGGCGGTTGCTGGCGGACCGTCATGTGGAAGCCGTGAACGGCCTTACCGGCGGCTACATGAGCAGACTCGCGGCCATCCGTTATTTCCTGGATCTCGGCATCGCGGCGCACGACCAGAAAACAAGGGGCAGGAAAGCGGGGCTTAACCCCGTCGAGTGGGACGCTCAGTACTTCACTGAATACATGGCGAAGGCAATGCGCGAACCGGGGGCCACCATCATCTGGCCGGAGGTGCCGCCCGATGTCTGAAACACCATCCCAACTCGACGCCTTTCTGAGCAGCGGCGCCCAGCCCGAGGCCACTGAGACGCCCGCGCCGGAGCCGTCGAAGGCGTCGCCAGAGGCCGCGCCGACCAAGGCGGCACCAGCCGCCAAGGAGCCAGCCAAGGCCGCTCCCGAGCCGGACGACGACGCGGAGCCGGGCGAGCCGGAGCCGGGACAACCCAATGTCCCGCGCAGCGCCTACGAGAAGGAGCGGCAGCGCAGGCAGGACTGGAAATCACGCGCGTCCGCCGCCGAGGCCGAGAAGGCCATGCTCCTCAAGCAACTGGAGGAGGCGCGCAAACCGCCACCACAGTCCACACCGCCGCCCGCGATGCTCGAGCCGATCGACCCGGTGCGCGATCCCGAGGGCTACACGCGCAGGATGAGGGGAGTGGTCCTCAATGAGCGCCTGAACACGTCGGAAATGCTGGCGCTGGAGAAACACGGCAAAGAGGCCATCGACGCCGAGACCGAGTATTTCCAGAAACGGACGCAACAAGATCCCAGGCTGTGGAACGAATTATACAGCAAGCCGCACCCGTATCAGTGGATGATCGACAACAACGCCACTGCGCGGTTGCACGAGGAAATTGGTACCGATCCGGCGGCTTATCGGGCCAGGATCGCGGCTGAAGAGCGGGCGAAGTGGGAAGCTGAGGGTGGCGCGGCGCAGCGTGTATCGCCAGCGGCGGGTCTTCCTCCATCTTTAGCCAGTGCGCGATCCGCTGCCCCACGCGGGACCAATGGATTTTCAGGGCCCCCGAGTCTCTCGGATATCCTTGCGAGACCGCAACGGCGTGGCTGACCTCGCGGCCCTGACAGCCATCCTCTACGCCGCCCGCCTGCAACGCCGCGTGCCGGAGACCGAGGCCGAGAAACGCGGGGCTATCGCCGCGTCCATCGCCGATGCTAGACTGATCGTGGCCGCCACTGTCGATGAGGAACCGGACATCCGTTCGACCCTCGCCCGACTACTGGAAGCCGAGCCAGAGCAACCGCCGCCGTCGCCGGGCAACAAAACGGGCGTATTCGCGGAAGCAAAGGCAACCCGTCGCCGGGGTTAACGGGCGCCGGCCCGCCACCAGGGCCTTAAATCTGGTGTGACCCGTCGCCGGGGATTTACCGGGCGTTCTCTCACGTCCCCTTAAATCCATAGCGACAGGAATACAGTCTTGGCAGACATGAATGTGACTCCGGCCAGAGCCGGACTGACTCCGCTTATCTGGGACTCGGACTTCTTCTCGGAGTATATCCGCAAGAACCAGTTCGCCCGATACATGGGAACCACAATGGGTTCCATGATCCAGGTGCGCGAAGACCTCACCCGGAAAGCCGGGGACACCGTGGTTTTCCCGACCGTTCGCCGCCTGATCGGCGCGGGTGTTTCCGGCAACACCGTCCTCGAGGGCAACGAGGAAATTCTCAATGCCCGCAGCCTGAACCTCGTCGTCTCCGCGTTCCGCCACGCCGTCGCGGTCTCGGACTGGGACGAGCAGAAGTCGGTGATCGACCTCCGTGAGGCCGCCAGGGAAGCCCTGATGAACTGGGAACTGGAGAAGATGCGGAGCGACATCATCACGTCGCTCGAGGCGATCACCGCCGACGGCAACGTCCAGGTGTCCTACGCCGCCGCGACCGCCGGCCAGAGAAATACGTGGATGGTCAACAACGCCGACCGCGTGCTGTTCGGCAACTCCAAGGCTAATGCCGTGTCCGGCGTCATGGCCACCGCGTTGACGACGATCAACAACACCACCGGCAAGATGACGGCCGCGACGGTCACACTCGCCAAGCGCATCGCCCGCACCGCCTCGCCACGCATCCGGCCTATCAGCGTTAACGATGACGAGGAATGGTTCGTGATGTTCATGCCGAGCCTGCCGTTCCGCGATTTGATGACCGACCCCGTGATCATCAACGCGATGCAATACGCATGGGATCGTGGCCGCGACAATCCGCTGTTCACCGCCGGCGACATCCTCTGGAACGGCGTGATCATCCGCGAAGTCCCGGAGATGCCGGTTCTCGCCGACGTGGGCGCGGGCGGCACCGTGGACGTGGCGATGTCCGCGTTGTGCGGCGCGCAGGCACTCGGCGTCGCATGGGCGCAGCGGATGAAGTCAACGACCAACACACGTGATTACGGGTACATGCATGGTGTGGGAATCCAAGAAATGAGAGGAATTGGGAAGCTGCGATTTGGCACTGACCCGACTGTGGATACGAGCAAGCCCGTGGACGCAGGAGTTGTCTCGGTCTGGACAGCAGCCGAACCGGATGCGTAACGAATAAGATGCTGTATCACACTCAGGACTGTGTGGTAAATAACGAAAGCCAGTGGGCGCTTGCGGCCACCCTCTGGCTTTCTGACCACACCGAGCAGGATGAGTGCCCGAACATGGCTATTGAATACGTGCCCTACGAAGGGTCGATTGTCACGCGCGCTGAAGCGATGGCGAACGGTCTGTCTCGCTATTTCGCCGGCAAAACATGCACACGCGGGCATATAAGCGAGCGTAGAGTTTCCGATTATATGTGCGTTGACTGCGCTCGTTTGGTGCGGACTGCGTGGAAGACGGCGAACAGGGATAAGGTAAACGCGGGTGAGCGCGAGGCTCGCTTACGTGATCCTGAAGCCTACAAGGCCCGCGTTGCCAGATATCTCGCTTCCGATAAGGCTAAGGTGGTGCGGCAATCTTACTATGTAGCGAATACCGATACCATCAAGCAGCGTGCGAAGGACTGGACGGACCAGAACCCGGAACGCGCCATCGAGAACCGCGCCAGATACTATGAGGCGAACA